AGGGCTTTGAGGACAATTCTTGGCACAACGATGCGTGTCCTCGATTTGAGAAGCAATTGCCCGACGGTAATTATTTGGTGATTTGGGTTAATTATGCAAACCCACAAGACCGAGACTATCCAGACTTTCATCGTTTCTCGATTGACTTGCACCAAGCAGATTTTACATATTTGGAAACATTACGGTCATCCGATAATTGGCAAGACATACTTGATTTCATTGCATCCATTTAACCTGACGGAGATTAGACATGAAACCTATTTCTTATGATTTTCAAGAAGGACAACTTGTCCAACTGTTCGAAGGTAGACCGCAAGCTTCTTGGGATATTTATTCCGTGCCGAATGAAATGCTGGAGTCGGCACTAGCTTGGAACGATTCAAACGGTGATTTCGAAGGGTTAGAGCGTGTCACTCTGCTAGAGATTTTCCTGTCTGACTTCATTCAATCCAAGAAAGGTTAATCATGAGAGAGACTGAACTATTCGGACATGAGAAATTTGTCTGCTATTGGAGAACCGGTATCGACGGTCATGTTCATGAGATTCATGGCGCAGACTTTTTCACAAAGGACAACGGTTATTCCGAGTCGGACATAGAAATCCTTGCAAATATTCACATTGGCGAGTCGGCAGACTTGACCGCAGTAACGCAAGAGCATTACGTCTTGCGAATCGAATGAGAGTCCTTGTTGCTTGCGAGTATTCCGGCACGGTCAGAGATGCTTTTGTCCGTGCTGGACATTACGCCATGTCATGCGATCTGTTGCCAACTGAACAACCAGGTTTGCATTATCAAGGAGACATCAGAGATGTTCTGACTGATGGTTGGGATTTGATGATTGCTCATCCCCCATGCACCTATCTCTGCTCATCCGGTCTTCATTGGAATAAAAGACGTCCAGAACGGGCTGAGATGACTCTACAAGCCCTCGAATTCGTTCGACTGCTACTTGACGCACCTATTCCTAAAATTGCCTTAGAGAACCCTATAGGAGCAATTTCAACGCAAATCAGGAAACCAGATCAAACTGTCCAACCCTACCAATTCGGACATGATGCAAGTAAGGCAACTTGCCTCTGGCTCAAAAACCTACCGCTGTTGCAGCCAACGCAAGAAATTCTCCCGCGCATGATCGACGGTAAACCGCGTTGGGGTAATCAGACAGATTCCGGTCAAAACAAATTGCCACCAAGCAAAGACCGCTGGAAAATTCGTTCAACAACTTACTTAGGAATTGCAGAGGCTATGGCGCGTCAATGGGGTTAACCCATGTCGTGGTAGCCTTATTTCTTTTTAACGCCTCCCAGGTGCCTTAAATCGCTTGCTAGAGGCATTCTTAAACAGGAGTAACCCATGTCACCAGCTAAGAAACTGGCATTAGTCAAAAATTCTCCCGCGCGCGCCCCCGCGCCTAAGCCTGAGTCATCAGAACCGCTAACCATTTTGGACAACAAATTTCGGTGGACTCCACCAGGAACCGATATCAGAGAACGGTTCAAAGCAATGGGATTCAAAACCCCAAAACCCAAACGCCCCACATTCGGAAAATAACCCCTGCTTAATTTTTAAGCAAATCGGGTTTTCCCATATACATATTTTTTAAGAAATATAACCATTGTCGATAATACTACGACAGTAGTATTAAGGAACTAGTAATGTAGTAGTACTAATGTAGAACAGTACTATATTCTATATAACCAAGAATCATGCCAGGTAGTTATCCACACAGTTATCAACAGCTTTATCCACAGGCTATTGAATGAAAGGAAACGATAGAAATTACTCATTGTTAAAGTTATTTGTGTTACTGTAATGTCCGGTTGTGCAATTTTGCACAGCGATTAGACCTTCTAGGAGATTAGTTATGACGTACCTGAAAGACATTAAGTTGTGCGTAGACTGCGCGTTCTACGGCAACCCACACGGTCAGAAAGACCGCTGTATCAATCCAGAAGTTACCGAAGTCAGCATGGTAACTGGCAAGGAAGATTACCCCTATTGCTTTGCTCAACGTCAGTCCTACCGGCTTGGTGACTGCGGTCAGTCTGCGCGTTTCTTTGTCCTGAATGAAGAAATGTCTATTGAACGCGAAAAGAAGCGCCAGGAGTTCGAGGAAGCTATGCGTGACTGTCCGTTCTAAGGGGATGCCATGACTAAAGATGACATTATCCGCATGGCGAGGGAAGCTAACGGTGAACCAGCATGGGATGGCGGTGTTGACTGGTATTGGGATGAAGTCGAACGGTTTGCCAACCTAGTCGCAGCAGCAGAGCGTGAGGCATGTGCGAAAGTGTGTGAAAACCTGGTTATCGAGCATCCAGGACGTGCTGACCTGACCGCCAAACAGTGCGCTTTTGCTATCCGCGAAAGGGGTGCGCCATGACCAATGAAATAGCCAAGCTACCCTGGTCGCTCACTTGTGAGATTGCCTGTCGCGCAATGTTGCTAAACATATCTTTCGAGCAAGCAGTTCAAATTGCTATCCGTCAATACTTAGAAGTTACAAAAGGGGAAACTCAATGACAAGTCCTAATCAAGATGATTTCGCGCCAGAGATTCGGCGCTCTGCCTGGTGGTCAGGTGACAGCCGTAAAGCTGCTAATGGTCGCGCTGCTGACGTGATCCTAGAAAAGCTAGGCAAGAAGGAAGCGCCTGATCTGAGCAACATTGAAGCTGTCCAGATGGGCAAAGTGATGGAGCCTACCATTGCCAGACTATTCCAGGATAAGCACAAGATCGAACTCAAGGACGCAGACTATGCACTTTCACATCCGGTTGAAACGTGGATGCGCTCTCACTTTGATTACATCAGTGCAGATGGACGCACGCTCGTTGAATGCAAAAATTACAACGCTAGCGTTATGTCTAAGTTCGACGAAGAAACAGGTGTGGTTCCTGCTGCTGATATGGCGCAACTTGTCCACGAAGCGGCCTGCCATAACGTGGATGAGATTTACCTTGCGGTCTTGTTTGGGGGGCAGGCATTCCGTACCTATCACTTCAACATCACGCCAGAGATGAAAGAAGACCTGATCCGACAAATGGCAAAACTTTGGGGCATGGTAGCCACCAACACCCTGCCAGAACCTGATTCTCTCGACAGCGTGAAGCTTATCTATCCAGAGTCCACAGAAGCCACCATCGTCGCGTCCGGCGCTGTCGAGAAAGCCTGTGAAGCACTCAAGGCATACAAGGCCAAGATCAAGGAACTAGAGGATCAGTCAGAAGCATTAGAAGTCGCTATCAGGGGCTACATGGCAGACAAGTCAACCCTGACAGACTTAGGCGGCAGAACCCTAGCAACCTGGCGCACCGCTAAGTCTTCCAGCAAGTTTGACGCAAAGCTATTCCAGCAAGCTATGCCGGACATCTATGAAAAGTTTGTTGTGGAAACGCCAGGTAGTCGTAGATTCCTTTTGAAATAGGAGATGAGAAATGAGTAACTTAGTACCAGTGCAAGACATAGAACGTATGGCATTAGCTGTTGCTAAGTCCGGTCTATTTGGTGTCAAGACCGCAGACGAAGCAATGGCGTTGATGTTAATCGCTCAGGCCGAAGGCCAGCACCCTGCAATAGCTGCGCGTGACTATCACATTATTCAGGGCAGACCAGCACTCAAAGCTGACGCAATGCTGGCACGTTTCCAAAACTCAGGCGGCAAGGTGCAATGGGAGGACTACACAGATGAACGAGTTTCTGGAATTTTTAGTCATCCTAGTGGCGGGTCTATTACTGTTACTTGGACTCTCGATCAGGCAAAGCATATTGGATTGGTTAAGCCTAGTTCGGGATGGCATAAGTATCCTCGCGCAATGCTTAGATCGCGCTGCATCTCAGAAGGAATCAGAGCAGTGTATCCAGGCTGTGTGGTTGGAACCTACTCAGTGGAGGAAGTCCAGGACTTTGACGATAAACCGGCAAAGACTGCTGCACCAGAGATCAAAGACATGGGTGCGGCAGACATCGTTGACGAGATTAAGTCAGCTAAGGCCGTAGGTGAGGATTTTTTGCCTCTGTACATTCCAGGTCAAGAGGAACCATACGATACAGCGGTGAGTTTAGAAGATTGGGAGAGTATCTTTTACCAGATGATTTCAAAGGTAAAAGCAGGAAAGCTTGATGACAAGCAGAAGCTAGAGAAGCTTAAAGCTTTCAAACAATCCAATCAGCAGGTTATTGAAACAATGACACCCACAGCACGAACCAAGGTGTTGGCAGCGGTAAATACACTGGAGGCATCAGCATGAAACAGCATCAATCAGAACCAGGCAAGGGCGTACTCTTTCAGAACGATAAGAAAGCGCCAGGATCGGCACAGCCTGACTACAAAGGCGTACTCACTGTAGACCGAGATGTTAAGGCGGGTGAGCAGGTCAAAATTGCCGCCTGGAAAAAAGCCACCAGAATTGGTGAACTGATTAGCCTAGCGCAAGACAACTGGACACCCGATCCTAATTACCGCAAGCCACCAATGGAAGCGCCACAGGCTACGCTCAAGAAGCCTCGGGAGTATGACCCATTCAAGGATGACGAAGTACCGTTCTGATGGCTTCCTCTAAAACACCAACCCAACGCAGTCTTGAGTATCTGCGAGATCAAGGCTACTTCTGCGCGATAGTAGAGAAATGGAATCCTTGGTCAAAGATACGTCAAGACCTTTGGGGATGGTGCGACATCCTGGCTATTCGCAAGAACGAAGTCTTAGCCGTTCAGGTGACTAGCACGGGTGTCGCAGAGAGGATCAAGAAAATTCAAGAATCACCCACGATTGCGCTGGTCAGAGATGCCGGTATTCGAGTTGAATGTCATGGCTGGCGCAAGAATGTCAAAGGCAGATACGTTATTAGAGTGGAGGATATTTCATGAACGCAGCGAACCTAACTAAGTCTGATCGCTTGCAGCGCGTGTTTAAGTTGCTGTCGGGCGGTGGTGAGTTTACTACTCTGGAGATCATCCAGAGAGCAGGTGTTTGTGCAGTCAATAGCATCATCTCGGAGTTGCGGCAGAACGGTTATCAGATCGACTGTCAGCGGCGTAATGACAAGTGGTTTTATAGGATGACAATATGAAAGTATTTATCGCAACACCAATGTACGGCGGTCAGTGTTTCGGCTTCTATGCTCAGTCTTTATTGCAACTAAACAACATGATGCGTGACAAAGAGATCACCACCATGATGAGTTTTATGTTCAACGAAAGTCTGATTACCAGAGGACGTAACGCATTGGTTCACCAGTTCCTAAAGACTGACTGCACCCACTTGTTTTTCATTGACGCTGACATACGCTTTAACCCTGCTGATGTCTTTCCTATGCTAGACGCTGACAAAGATATTATTTGCGGCATCTACCCTAAGAAAGAAATCAACTGGCATGGCATCACCAGAGCAGTAGAAGCCGGTGTATCACCAGACGAACTAAAGTGGCACACAGGTAGCTTTGTGGTCAACCTGGTGGGCTACACAGGCGAGGTGACTGTGCCTGTCAGCGAACCTGTCGAGATTTGGAATGGCGGCACAGGCTTTATGATCATCAAGCGGGAAGTGTTCGAGAAGCTGGCTGACTCAGTTCCGGCCTACACCAACGATGTCACAGACCTGGCAGGCAACATCAAGGCTGATGAGATCAAAGAGTTCTTTGCTACCAGTATCGAACCAGGCACAAACCGACTGCTGTCAGAGGATTACCACTTCTGCCGTATCTGGCGAGAGGCTGGCGGTCAAGTCCACGCAGCACCTTGGGCGCACCTAGCCCACGTTGGAACCTATGTCTTTGAAGGCGCTCTGACGCCAGCACCATAAGGAGAGATCATGTCAGAAGAAACTAAAAAGCATATGCCAGAGCATGACATCTTTGACATCATCAAGGATGAGTTCAGACTGAAGAATGATCGGGAACTGTCAGAGTTCTTGGAGATCACGCCATCAGTGTTGAGCAGACTGCGGCATGGCAAGATGACATTCACGCCAACCTATCTGCTGGCTGTGCATGATGCGACAGATTGGAGTCTGGATAAGATTAGAGGCTACCTGCCAGGTAGTTCTATCGAGTGAGCATCCTGTTTATCGCAGGTATGCTGGTGGGGATCGGATTAACGATCCTTACCTTTTTGTTCCTCTTTTGGCTGTTTTTGCTGACTTCCTAAAAGCGGCTGCGGTGGGAGCGCCTTTACTTCCTGGCGCTCTCATCCTCTCCCCACTACCGGCTTTGATCCTTGCTCTCTTGGCATGGATGTTTGCGTAGAGTCCTTCTTTCATTTGACACCCCAAAAGTAAAGGTCGTGCGCCTGATCATTGGTCGAGAAAGCATACTGCTTGAATTCTGACAGGTCAAACGCTTCTCGGAAGTCTTGCTCAGTTAAGTTTTTATAGTAGTCACCGCAGAATGGCGCGTCATACGGGTTGCTGCGGCGTGTGCCATGCTCTGCCCTGCCTGTGGTCGCACAACTAAAGAAGACCAGACCAGAGGACATCCTAATCATATTGGCAAAGGTTTTCACCCAAGCAGGATTATGCTCAAAGCACTCGCAACTAGCGACAACATCAAAACTGCTATCAGGATAGGCGAGGTCTTCTCCTCTAGCCACCACATCAACATCGGCTCCTGCGCCAAGATCAACGCCAACATAGATACATTGCTCAAAAAATGGACGTATTGAACCATTGATGTTTAGGCTACCAACTTCCAGCACGTTCTTGCGAACAAAGTAATCAGGGAACTGTGACTTGAGGCTGGCAACGAATTCAATCTGTGCTGGATGGCTCACCGGCAACCCCAACGCTTCCTGGCTGCTTTACCGCGATCACCTGTCCAACTGCGGCTTCTAGCGCAGAAAGACTTGTGGCGAGGATTTGAAGAATCTTTGGTGGGGGCTTTGAGGTTGCTGCCAGTGGCACGGTTGTACTTGGCTCTGCCTTTAGCAGTTAAGCCGCTACCTGCTTTGACGGACAGCTTCTCACCTCTGCCTACTGATAGCTTGACGTTCTTTCTTGGCATCACTTACCCTTTTTCATCATCTTCAGCAGCAGTTCCTGTTTACGCTTATTGACTGCCTCGCGCAACATATCTGCTTTGACTTTGTTGAAATAGGCGCTTCTTGCCTGTGCTGCCTTCTCTGCTTCCTGAACGGTCGGGAAGTTAGGGAAACGGAATCCTGTTTGTGCTTGCTTCTGGACGTTCTGTTTGATGACATCGAACTGTGTCTTAGGATCGTAGATCACGCCACCGTAGATGCTTGGCACGTTATAGAAGCCCTTACCTGGCAGACCTAGCGCCTCTGCTGACTCGGTAATGGAAAGTTCGGTGTGAGGACTTTTGTAATCCCCTTCCTCGAACACTACCGGCCTGTCCATCTCAATTGGAAAGCCAGCGGGGTCTAATGTTTCCTTCTTAGGCAATTTTGGCTCCTCGCTGTAGTTGCGCTAATGTCAGGCCACCTGTGTACTGGAAGTGCGGATATTCCTTAAACCGCTTCCAATCACCCGCCCACTCTAATCCTGCTGCTTTGCCTATTCTGCCAACGTCTTGCCAGATTGAGTTCTTGGCATCCCAAACAGGTTTTCCGTGTAGTAACGGAACGACATCCACAGCACAACGGTAATTATGAAAAGACTGACCAGCCCGTGCATTTGTGACAATCCTTCCTGGTGTGGTTCTACCTTGAGCGTATAGCGCTGCTTGGCTAAAGTTATCTCGGTAGATGCTGGTGATCAGCAGTTCTATACCTTCTGCCTCGCAACCAGCAATCATCTTCTCGACGCGCTCTCTAACCTGCGGTAACAGGTCATCTAGACTGCGTGAGTTGATCATCCCTTGGTGACCATCCCGACGATACCGGCAATGCCCAGACCAACCGTGACTATGTGTTCAGCTAGAGCAGGGGCAATAGGCACACCCAAAGCGGTCAGGAAAAGAATTGCACCGCGCCAGGTGGACGGTTCTTTTGCACGATCAAGAATGTACTGTTTCATAGTCCTTCTCCTGGCGTGATGTATATCTCCGCATTGTTGTGAGGAGCAATAATACGAACGTAGACCGTTTTGGTTGCGCTAACCTGTGGCCCTGTAAAAACCTTTTCACTGTATGGTGGGATGGCAACTACCGGAGCGCCATTAGCAGTTGGGATGCTTGCCGTGATATTGGCTGTTTGTCCATAGGCAACAAACACAGGATAGTCTTTACTTGTATTGAACACCAAGTATTGATTCACCGGACTAACAGCCGTTAAAGAAACCACAGCACCTTGAGTGTTCGCAGATGCGGCAACCGCAACCACGCAGTTGCCCATCGGCTGAAAGGCAATATTGTTAGCCATTAGTACACCTTCTTGCCACCGCCAGAAGTCGGGCTTTCTTTGCTGTTGTAGCTGTCATCAAAGCAGAAAGTGGAACGGAAGCCACCCATAGGTACTTGACCTGGTTGCCACTTCTGATAACGTTCTGTCGTATCAGATGGTTTCTGAGGACGGATAGCTTTCGCGTATTTCTGGCTGTAGTTGAGTTCTTCAGCCCCAGGTACGCTACTCTTGAGCGTTAGATCTTTCTTGTCGCGCATCTTTATTCCTTTCCATTCTTATCAAAAGGTAGCTGAATAACGCAAACACGGCTAACGCTACCAGCCTCTCCCACATCAATCCCCACATTGTCCAGCAAGCGAGTGCGAAGTTCAGGCACAAAGCCAGAATCACCAACAATCTCTCGCTGATGACACTCAAAGCCAAGCGTACCAGTGAAATAGCATCCATACTTGTATCCCCTTTCGAAATGGATACTCATATCTTACTACTCATCCTCATCATCAGCAAACCCTGAACCCCAATCATCATCCGATATTCTGGCTTTTAGTTGTTCAAGTTTTAACGCTCTGTCGATGATCTTTGACTTGTCGGTCAAACTAGCAGTCGGGTCAGACATGGTGGCCTTCAGCAGATCACCAATCGCCTTCTCCAACTCTGGATTTATCCCCTTGGTCTTCTTAGTCATCGCTTATTCTTGCGCTTCTGCATGGCCTGTTCTTGACGCTTCATCTTACGCATCGGCTTGATCATGGTTGGTGGTGGCGTTTGATCACCAATACCAGCTTCTTGCGGTCTACGGTTACGCATCATTTTCTTCCTTTCTTTGCTTTCCTAGCAACATTAAGAGCAATAGCCACCGCTTGCTTCTGTGGCCTCCCACGCTTCACCTCACGACTTATATTCTTGCTAATTGTCTTTTGGCTAAATCCTTTTGTCAGCGGCATAATTACCTCACTGGTTGCATAGAAGTTGGTTTACCTGCGCCAGTAATGACATCGTAGGCAGATGTGCCAACAGCAGGCGCTCCGTAAGTCACAATGATGTTCTTAATGGTTCTGCCAAACAAGGTGAGTTTCTGTTGCTCTGGCAATGCCGAATTAGCAATAGCATCTAGTTGCTGACTGATCTCATTGATCTTGTTAGTCGGCATCAAGCCTGTTCTGGCTAGCGAATCCTTCAGGCTAGTCTGCCAGAAACGCTGTGCGCCGAATACGCCTTGCTGCGCTCTGTCAGCCATCGTCTGACGGATCGCTTGCTCCAAAATTTGCTTGCCATTAGGACTAGCCGCAATCGCAGGCGCAACCCGATCCCACAGGGTTCTGTCACCTGACGTAATGATCTCTTGGACACGGGCGGCAGGTTCAGCCGTACTCAGAATGGTCGCGGCTTCTTTCCTGGCTGCATCCGTAATCTTTCCGGCAACAGCTTCGCCTTCCTTAACTAGCCTGCCAGCTTCTTTTTCACCGATCTCCAGCGCCTTGCCAGCTTCTCTACCGGCCTGGCGCTCTAACGCTTCTTTCCTTGTCGCAACCTTACCAGCACCCGCAGCCATGCCTTCAGCACGCTCTAGGTTCATAACGTAGTTGTTGGCGGCAGTTCTAACCTCCGGCAACGCGCTCAACCAATCTGAGTTCTGCTTGCTGGTCAGCCAGTTCTTTGCGGCTTTAGCATCCATGTTGGCAATCGTTCTAGCCACATAGTTTCTAGCTTCTTGAACTACCAGGTTCCGATCACCCGTCAGCGCAATCGCGTCTGCCACAGACTGTTGGCTGTTGAACAATGCTCCAGGTAGTGACTTAGCGTCTGCTTTGAACTGAGTAGGATCTATCCGGTCTAACGCAGTCGCTTTAGCACCCGCCTTAGTTCTGTACTTCTCTAGCAGCCGAGAAGCAATCTCATACTCACTTTGCAAGACATCATGCGATTGACCAGCAAACTTGGATTGTAGATTGCTAATTTTGGCGTAATACTCCTGCGCTATTTTCTGTCCAAGTGCTTCATATCCTTCTGCCTCTTTGCCAAAAGCAGCATCACCTAATTTACGACGAACATCATCCATTGCATCAAATGATGTTTTGTATTCCCGATAAAACACAGGTTCGCCAGTTTTAGGATTTGTGCCTTGTCTTACGCTAATACCTGCTGCTTTGAGTTCTGCAACATAATTAGCAACATCATCTGCCGAACCTTCAATCATCACGCGCTTGTTTGTAATCGCGTCATAGATTTTTCTGTAAGCTGATTCAACACCAGGCTCAGTTACTTCTGCGGTTTTCTTGGTAAGCGGTTGCCTTCCAATTAACAACTTGCTTGTTAAATCTTTTAGAAGTTCTTTGTATTCAGGCGTTGAATCAACAAAAATACCTTTGCTCTCTTTGTTCGCAACATCCTGATCACGCAAGGCTTTTTGGTCTTTGTAGGCTTGCGACCTTTCCAGTGATCCAGTTTCAAACCTTTGCAAAATCCTGTCGCGCAAGGTTCTGCCCATTTGCGACAGTTCTACTGTGGCATCGCCTACCTGTCGCAACCCACTCTTAGCCCTATCAACCAGAGTTCTTTTTGCTTCTTCTAATTCTGCTCTGGTTCCGGCTAACTTAACGCCTCGTTCCCGTTCTTCTCTAGATACGGTTTCTGCCGTACTACGCACACCTCTAGCCTCTGCTTCAGCAGCGCGTCTAGCCAGATCAGCCTCAACCTCCGCTATGTTGGTAGATTTGCTAACGGAATCGGCAATCGTGTCGTAAATCTTCTTTTGAGCGTCAGTCGTAAACGGTGACTTGCGGAGTTCTTCAATCCGCTGCATAACCAGTTCACGCTGTTTGCCTGCGAGATTAGCCACGCCAACATCTTGCATCACGCTTCTCATCACATTGTAGGCAGTGCCAGCACCAGGCTTGACCATACTAATCAATGATCCAACACCTCTAGTGCCGCTGGTCACTGCTTCTAGTGGTAGCAGACCGCCAACAATCCTAGCGCTCTCAGCAACAGGTGGAGAAGCGCCAAACAACTCAGCCGCCTGGCCTGCTGTTTCGCTAGTCAATCCACCAAAGCCACCAGCCAAAGAACCTAGCGCACGACCTTTAGCGCCTTCCATAGACGGGGCTGCGGCTTGCATGGCTCTACCAGCGGCTTTAACAGGTGGAGGAGACAAGGGGAACTTTTCTAGTAGCAAGCCTGTACCAAAAGCAATCTCCGGCGAGAAAGCGCCAGCAGCAGTACCAACACCTGTCGCAACACCAATGTCCTCTAAGCGCTGTCCAAACGGCTTTTCAGGTGATGTTGTCGGCGCTTTAGGCGCTGAAGGCGCTTTAGGTGTCGGCAGGTCGCTAAAATCTGTTTGCGACGGTTTTGGTAGATCGCTAATGTCAACAGCCATTATTGATACCCCTGTGAACGTAAGAAGTCTTTAGCTTTGGTTTGATCGCCACCGAAGTTGGCGTCTGCGTAAGCCTTCAGCTTGTCACCGCTTGGCATAGATTTAGGCGCTGGCATTTCGCTACGACGATCAACACCGCCACCTAGTTGCGGGAATTGGTCTTCTAACCGCGATTTCTCTCTCGACATTTCAGTCACGCCCTGAACCATCGCGTTTCTGACCGCCTCATAAACACGCAAGTCAGACCTATACAGCGGAGCAAGAATGCGGTCTTCTATTCTAGTTAGTGCCTTACCACCCGTTTCAAATTCTTTACTACGGAAGAATGCAAAGGTTCTGATTAGCTTTAGTGCCTCTGGATCATCCTTGAACGCAAGTTCTGCGGCTCTAGTGTCTACGGCTAGTAAGGAAGTCATCTTGCTCCATTGACCATCTCGGTTCAAACGGTCAAGTATGTCAATACCTTCCTCTAACTCAGGAATCAGGTTTTCACGCAAACGATGCGCTGAACGATCTTTTTCAGTAAGCTTTTGACCGCCACCCTTGCCATCACCTCTTAGACTATCTCGCAAAACGACAATATCTCGGCGTCCAGACTGCCGGATGGCTTCCATAATTTTGTCGTTCTGAAACTTTTGTTCTGCCGTTGCAACTCTTGCCAATTCTTTTTCTAATCTATCAATGTTTTTGTCATTAGAGGCTTTTAATGATTTCACATATTCAATGGTTTTTGGCAAGCCAACTTTATCGGAATAGTTTATTAAAAAGTCAGCTTCATTCTGCAAAGCCACCTCTTTAAGTTTTGCCATGCCTTTGTCATAGCTAATAGAAGCAAGTTGCGCTATGTCATCCAGTTCTGCATCAATAGCAGAAATTTTCGTTGTTAAAGATTTGACGTTATTTAAAAAAATATCTTTCTCTTTTTCGTAACGCGCTATGTTTCCTTGTTTGTAACCTTCCATCATGCCATTCATGGCGCTCATGGCTTGTATGGAATTGTTCTTGCCGCCAGCACCTAACGCAAACCCTAATACACCAATAAAACTAAAAATGGTTGCCATTTCTTGAGCGTTTTCTTGAGTCGGCACAAATGGCTTACCAAGTTCTTGACGCAACTGTGTACGCTCTTGACGCAGCGCTGGCTGCTCTAATGTGGTTGCTCTTTCCTCCGCAAGTTGACGTTCACCTTTAGCAACCTCAGCGGCTCTAGTAGCTGCTTCCTTTTTGGTCAAACCCTCAAACTCAGCAGACTGCACTGCCAAATTTCCGAGTTTTGGAATCAGCTGATCTTGTATTTGATACTCTCTGCTAAGCCTAGCTTGAGGCGTCATAAAATCTTGTTTAGGGGCTTGTGTACGCCCAGTAACCGCAGAACCAGCAAGCGGATCACGCATTCCAGTGATGTTCTCTAACGCGCTAGAAAATCTTGGATCAGCCATGTTTACCTCACGTTTGCGGTCTTTGACCCATGTTCATCATTGCCATTTGCATAGCATTAGAGAAATAGTTGCCAGTTAATTCGCTGACATACTGATCTGCTTCCAAGCCTGCTTTAATAGCGCCTGTCGCAATTTGATCAGCAATTCCAGACACTTTCAGACCTAAGTCATATTTGTTTTGCAAGATTTGCTGACGGAAAGCCTCTAGCTGAACTTGTGCTTGTTCTGCGCCTACGCCACCACGACCTGCTACACCTTGTGCTATCCGTGCTTGCATAGCTTGCAGTTGCTGTTGCTCGGCAGGACTTAACGCACCAGACTGTGCTTGAGCAAGAAGTTCCTGACCGCGCTGACGATAAGGCTCTGCCATCGCTTGCATTTCTTCTCTAGCACGTTGGCCTTGTCTAGCAGCATTCCTTGAAGCAATAATTCCAGGCAAGGCTTGCAAACCACCCAGTGCTAGGTTTTCAATCATTCTTGGGCTGGTCAGTGTTGATTTCAAACGCTGTGCTACTGATGGCTCTCTAGTCAACGCTTGTTGCACTTCACCTACTGGCGTAATTGCGCCTGGAAAAACTGGCGAAGGAGGCGCTGCCGCTGCTGCTGCTGGCGTCATTCTTAAACCTTGAACAGATGGCACTGCTCTTAAGTTTTGGCTACCTGGTCTTACTCCATACAGTGAAAAGTCACCAGTGACATCTGTTGGCTGACCCGTAACACCGCCTGTTCTTGGGTTAAATTCACCAGTGCCTAAATTCATGAGATCAGTTCGACCTCCTGCCGGTGTATAAGTAGGCTGTTGATAACCACCTGTCTGCACATTTGGCGAACCACCAAATTGCATCAAATCATATCGACCCGATGGCACATAATCTGAAACTGATGGCGTAGGAACGGATTGCGTCATAGACCTGGTATAGCCACCTGTTCTAACGTCTGGATCACCTGCGTATTGCATTAAACTGAAATCGCCATCATAGAACTCCATCAGCCCCGTATCAGGGTTGATCGTGCCAGCGCCACCAGCGTCTTTCAGCATCATGGCTTCTCTAGGAGTGATGTGGACAAGCATACTGTCACCACCCCTGCCTTTACCGGCAAGCTGTTTGGCAATCTGTTTAAGGTCGCTGCTGTCTTGAATGGTAGCCTTCAGCAGTTTTGCAATTTGTTTAGCCATAACGTCCACCTAATTCATCTGATAGTTTTAACGACTCCACGTTCCAAACAGGCTTACGTTCCTTACCCTTCTTACTTAAATACGACACCCCAGGATCACCCACACCCAATGCCTGCGCTAGTGCGCTTGATCCAGGCGCCATAGCAGTTGTTATCGGTGGCATAGTAAAAGTAGGATCAAAAACATTAAAAGACCTGTAGTCAATAATTGGTGGTCTTTTAATTATTGGCTCATCAGGTGTTAGCGGGAATCGTTGGCTAACAATTGTGTCTTCAGTTGGCTTTCTAGTAACTTCTGTTTCTTCCTCGCCAGTAACGTCAACATTCGGCAACCTGTCGAGTTCGTCTTGACCAGTAACCTCTACGCCTGGCAATGCGTCGGTAGGTTTTGTAATACCCGTTAAATTTAATATCTGCGTATCTCTATTGGTTGTTGTTTGACCTGTTAATCCAGCAGCGCCACCAGTACGGGTAGGCGTTGATGGTTGTCTTGTTGTAAATCCCGTTGTTGAAGCAAGCGCTGGATTGATAGTTGTACTTGGCGTGGCGGTTGGCAACCCGCCTGTTTGTGTTACTTCTCTTAAAGTTTGTACATCGCCTGTAATCGCAGCACGCCTTAATTCATCTAACGCAAGCCTATCGCTTGGACTTAATGTTTCTTCACCGCCAACAATAGTCGGATCAAATCTTCCAGCAATAGGTCTGCCAGAAGCTGTAAATTCAGGCGTATCAAACTCAGTGGTTGTATATCCAGGTAAACGCGCTGGTGTTGCTCCCGCTGTTGCTGGTCCAAATTGTGTGCTAGGTGTAGTTGGTTGTTCAAATGCAGAGATAATTTGCTGTGTTCTTGCTTCCTCTGCTCTACGCGCTGCGTCTGCATCCATTGCAGAAGTTACACGGGCTGTTTGTAGCGCACTACCAAGAGCGCTTGTAATCGGGTTTGCACCTTCAATAGCGGCCTCTGTTGCGCCACCAGTGCCACCAGCAACTAACGCTTGTGTTGTTCTACTTGTACCTGCTGGCAACGCACCTTGTGCTGTTACGGATGCGGCCTGACCAGCGCCTGATGCTAATCCTGATAAACCAGCAGCCTGTAATGATCTGCCAACATCACCCGTTTCTACTAATGTTCTCGCGCCAGTACCCGCAGCACCACCCGCAGCAGCAGGTACAACACCAGAAGGTAGTGAACTTGATATGCCTATCTTACCGGCGGCTTCTGCCGCTTTAACCGCTTGACTAGCTGTTGTGCCTGCGTATCCACCAGCAGCACCAGCCGCACCAGACCTCAAAATGTCACCAGCATCACCGCCTTGAGCCGCCGTAACAGCAGCATTAATGACTGCGCTACCTGCGGCATTGACCGCAGCCGCACTTGCGCCAGCAGGCAACAAAGCAGAACCAATAGTCGGGATTAACGTAGGTGCGACAATTGCAACGATGGGAATAACAAAAGGAGCAAGCTGTTGAAAAAAGTTGGTTGATTTATCTGGTGTATAACCTTCTTCTCCAGGAAGCGCGATTCTTGAATATGGATCGGTTCCCATACCGCTACCTCGCGGCTGACCAGCCTGCGGATTTTCTAGTTTAGCGGCTTCACGAAACTCCAGATTAAGCTGGGCAGGAGGAACTTCTTTCGCTCTGTTTTCCCAAAATGCTTGTCCTCCAGCATCGGGTGTTCTGCCTAAATCTCGCAGGAATAGTCTGGCAACGTGCTGAGAAGCATCCATGTTATTTTCCTTAAATCAATTTCGCAGCCGTAGCAAATATTGCAAGTGCTTGGTAATCAATATCACCTTGCATACTTTCCGCATCACCCAATCCAAATCTTCTAAGCCTTTCCAAAAACATTGGGTAAGCCTGTTTATTTTGGATACTCATTTCTGCCAACTGCCCTAGTTCTTTTAATTGTTCTGGCATCAACCCGTGTTCTTGCATAAGCTGCATAACCATTTGTTTGGCTTGTTCAATTTGCGGATTATTCGCAAAATTGTTACCGCCTTGCATGGCTTGCATCACATCTGCATTTTGTTGCGCTGCAACATTCATATTTGGTTGGGGAGGAGCAATCATGTTCAACTCGACAAGTTAAGGGATGCTGCAATTTGTTCGTGAATATACAAGTGACTAGCGATCCAATCGTAGAAATCTTCCTCTCTATTCCAATCCGTATCAAGCAAATTAAAGGGGTTATTTAGCCCCAAAAGGCTTGCAAATGCTTGGTGTTCGACCTGGTGAACCTGTAACCAATCGTCCAAATTGTCGATATTTGCGTCAATTAAAGGGAAAACAGGCACTGAAATGCCCTGATCCATGAAGGTTTCTTGGAATAACTTGTGCTGTAGACCGTTTTCAAACAAAAACTCTCCCAGCGAATCCCTATCGCCGAACTTCACAATGCTAAGAGCGTCCATGTTCATGTTTTGTCGGCCTTACCTTCTAACTTATCGAAAATCTTGCCCAACATCCCTTTGATATCATGGATATCAGTTTTGTAATCTTCTTTACTGACGTACAAATGCGGCAACTCCCGAATGTCATCGTCTATCCGGTTCAACATCCGTGTAATGTTGTTTAGTGTCCAGCCACCAAAGAATGCTGCAACGCCGACAACAAGATTAAAGAGCATTTGACCTTCCATTTACACACCGTAGTAAGGAATTTTTTTGTTCACACCACCAATTTGTATGGTGATGTAGCCCTCTGGCACTAACGGCAAACTGTCTGTTGCAAACGTAGCCGTAGATGACGTACTGCCTGTCAAATTGACATTAGCAGACGTTACATTTGCTGTGACTGACCCGCCAGTAATCGTGACATTGTTGGCATCTTGTGTAGACATCGTGCCAAGACCAGACACCGCGCTGTTGGCAATAGCGATAGCGACATTAGATGCGCTGGTAATGCGCCCTTGAGCGTCTACAGTGACCTGCGACACTTGAGTTGCTGTGCCGTAAGTACCAGCGGTGACTGCTGTGTTAGCTAAGTTGATAGTGACATTGCCGGTCAACTGCCCACCACCGGAGATGCCAGTTCCTGCCAATACAAAAGTCGTGTTTGGTGTTGCGCCGACGTTAGCCGCTGTCAAAACAACTGCGCCCGTCTGACCATTGACGGACAAAACCGCCGGACTTTGATCTATCTTTTGCCAAACAGAACCGTTAAAGATTGCCCAATCACCAATCTGCCAATCGGTAATGCCATTAAGATTAGTTGTTCCGGCAACACTAACAACGTAATACTGGTTCTGCGTTCCTACGCTAGAAGTAAGCAAAGGTGAGTTTGCATTAGCATCCCATGTGCCTTGATAAGACAGTGTGCCTGTCGCTATACCACCACCAGCTACCTTTAGCATGATTACTCCTTATAGGCCATCGCCAGGCGTGATGTACACAGTCGCTGTGCCAGATGCCGTTATGCCCGTGAAATACGCATTTGGAACAAACGTCAGAATCTCATCTGTATTTGGCAATAACGGAAATGCTGCTTGGCTACTACTAACTAATTGCGCTGAACTGTTAGCGTCAGCCGCTGTTGTTCCGTAACCTAAAAACACGATACCCGTGCCAGAGTTAATGACACGGTATTGGTTGCCGCCAAGAGTCGTTGACGAACACTGCACGGGAGTGGGGGCAGTCGTAGCCGCCAGAAACGTGACCGTGTTACCAGTTTTGGTAAAAGCATTAATTCCCATCTGTCACCTCCCAAGATTGCGTTTCTTCATTCCAAGAGTAACGCTGATCGTCAGTAGGCATAGGCACTGGCGCAACCCACTGGCAAACATCAGGATCAAGGTTCCAGCTTGGATACGGACGGGGTGGCGCAAAGCCATCAATCGGTGCAGGCAAATAGCTGTAGCCAATACCGGCAAAGTTTTTACGAAAGTTGCCGTTATAGCTAGTTTGTTTCCATGTGCCGCCAAATAAACGCTCACAGAAGGCTGCGCCTATGTATTCCTTCTCAACGCCGTTGGCATCGCTTGTGTCTTTGTTATCCACCACAATGACACGCAACACCACGTTGTTGCTATCAAGTTCAGCAAAGTGCGCCATTCAAGCCTCCAATTTCAAACCAGTCAACGACATCTCATCCCCAACAATCCCAACAGGGAACGTATTAAAACTCATGCTTATCCGCACATCTTCACCCTGAACTGTCGGCACGTTATGCTCAAGCGACGAAGGAAACAGAATCAGCCGCCCTTTAATCGCCTCAAACCACCACGATTCAGAGTTGTACAAGTTATAGTTTTCAGGTGGAAACTTTATTTGCTGCCAGCCTGAACGATAAAAGTAAATACGGTCATCAGGGTTGGTATTCAGATAAAACACGCCTGAAACAAAACTGTTTGGGTGAGCGTGTTTGTGATGCCACTGACCTTGCTCTGAATAGTTAAACCAAGACTGAGTAATTCGCAAATCAACGTCATGCTTTGGATCGCTTGTAGCCTTAAAGTATTCAGAAACGCAGCCCTCTACCCAATCCCGCAAAGAAGTCATAATCGGATCACGCAGCACAAAGTTGTTTACGCTAGTGGTATTGCCTTCATTTGCTCTAGTTTCCTGACCACGAACAAACAACAGTTCCTCATCGGTAAATTCTCTATCTAAGTCGAACATACCGATTGGCGTAGGAAACAGGTTGTGCATATTCATGCGAGTGCCTTTTCTAGTTCTTCTTCCTCTTGCTTGTGCTGCTCTAACTGTTCAGGTAGCCAAATGGTCGGGATGCTTTCCTCAAACTCTTTGATCTTTTCCATCATCCAATACACTTCTTCCATGCTTGGGCAAGGTCTAGGATCATCCCAACGGGTAAAGACGTTGTTGCTGATCTCCCATTTAGCACCCGGACGAAGCATCTGCATTGCAACGTCGATGCCGTAGAAGCGGTAGATTTTTTTCATGGTTATGAATTGAGTTTAATAATTACGATACCGGAGCCGCCAGCATAGGAAGTGTTTTCTGTACCACCACCACCGCCGCCCGTGTTTGCAGTACCGGCAGAACCAGCAGGATTGTTATTTTCACCCCCGCCATTACCTCCACCACCTGTGCCTCCAGTACCACCGGGGTTGGGCGATTGGGCATTTCGATGCCCTCCACCGCCGCCAGCGTAAGTCACAGACGAACCTGAAATGCTTGATGCCGTTCCATTGCCACCATTTCCGGGCGCAACTGGAGAACCAGACGCGCTTCCACCAGCAGCAGAAGCTCCACCACCGCCACCGCCAGCATTAGTCGCTCCTCCATCTAAACCTGACCCACCGTTATTTCCTTGGGACGGTGATGTGCTGGGAGTGTTGCCCGCTCCGCCAGCGTTATTACCATCCCCTGAACCACCACCCCCCGAACCGCCACTACCGCCAATTCTTTCCCCCGAATTTGATGACCCACCTCCGCCGCCACCATTAGACGTAATTGAGGAAAAAACCGAATTCCCCCCTGAAGAACCCCTTAACCCGCCACTAGACCCACCAGCGCCGCCTGCGCCGACCGTTACCGTGTAGGTATTTCCTGCGGTAACCGATAAACTTGTGCCTGTTCTAAAGCCACCAGCGCCGCCACCAGCAGCAGCAGCACCATCGCCACCACCACCACCACCAGCTACGACCAGATAATCAACGCTGGTCACACCTGTTGGGCAAGTCCATTGAGATGAACCTTTGAACACAAGCACGTTGTTAGATGGTGCTGTGTACTTAATGATGACTACGCCAGAGCCGCCAGCACCGCCAGCGAAAGATGCGCTCGGAGTTCCAGAAGAACCAGTACCGCCGCCGCCACCACCAGTATTTGCTGTTGCACTAGAACCAGTAGATTTAGCGCCGCCATTTGCTCCGCCACCAGTACCACCAGCTCCAGCATTTGTTGAAGCAGGAGCTGTATAACCACCACCGCCACCACCACCAGCATAGGTTACTGAACTTCCTGAAAGCGTAGATGCTGTTCCGTTGCCGCCGTCACCGCCTTTTGTTCCTGATCCATCGCTACCAACTGCACTCGCACCACCACCACCTCCCCCGCCAAACTGTGCGCTAAATATAGCTCCAGCTCCACCATTATTTCCTTGTGATGGAGATGTTGAAGGCGTGTTACCAGCCCCTCCGGGCGAACTATAACTAGAACCACCACCAGAACCACCCGATGACCCTTGTATTGTTCCTGAACTTGGTTGTCCTTTTGCCCCGCCACCACCGCCATTAGATGTAATCGTAGAAAAAACAGAATTTGATCCGCTACTTCCTTGATTTGAACCAGCCGCACCACCATTCCCACCACCGCCAACAGTCACTGTGTAAGTTGTGCCAGCGGTGACAGACAAACCAGTACCAGTACGGAAGCCACCAGCACCACCACCGCCAGCACAATAATCTCCGGGGCTTGCACCGCCCCCACCACCACCACCTGCCACCACCAAATAGTCCACTTGCGTGACACCATCTGGACAAGTCCAGTCCTTTGTCGATGTGAAAGTTTCGATGATGGTTAAACCGCCACCGCCTCCAGCAGCGCCATAACCCATCAAAAGTGCTTGTAGGATGCCTGTCATGTGATATTCGATCCAGAGATAACCCAAACTTGGCTAGAAATCTTGACTGCGGTTGCCACACCCCACTGGGTTAGTGTTCTGCTACCAGTTGCGCCATTTGATGACAAATACAGCGTGTCTGTTGTCAAAGAGATCGTGACGTTGTTGGCAGAACCATTGATGATCGTAACCGCTGAACCCACCGTGAATGCCACGTTAGAGTTTGCAGGAAAAGTGTAAGTCGCTGCTGCTTGGCCTGTCGGGTGATAAATATGTTTACCCGCATCCCCCAACACGACGTTGTAATTACCATTCTGGCTATTCTGTGGCAGACCGATATAGCCAACTACATTGGCGCTATCAGATACGGCATTACCCGCAGTCGCATTGTTTAACGTAACATTGCCTAACGAACTGCTTGTGCCACCTAACGCAATGGTTGTATTACCAATGGTGACGTTGCCGCTTGCTGCTCCTGGTGCTTGGCTAGCCCAAGTGGTTCCCGTAGACACCAGCACGTTACCAGCAGTGCCTGGCGCTACAACCTTGACTGCATTTGCGCCATTACCAATCAACACATTCTCTGCGGTCAAACTGGTTAAACCAGTACCGCCTTGTGCAGCAGTAATCGGTGTTGATACGCTAGTGATGGTCACATTCGCAAAACTCATGTTGTTGAGTGTTGTGACCGTGTTGCCAAGCTGGATAGCAGTATTGCCTAACGTGATCGGGGTAGCAAAATTGGCATCCAATTGCGACAACGGTATAGACGTTGTTGCATTGGCAAATGTATTTGGAACTGGCATTTAGAACCTCACTCTCAATTCATGTTCGTACTCAAAACCGTTAATCACCATTGCTGATGAATTGGAAGTAACGGTCATACCAAGATACTTACCCCATTGCTGCGCGTCTGTTTTGTACAGCACAAATCCCTGACCACCGATCCACAAAATAATTGCAGAGGAATTATTAAGCCAAGAAATTGGATTTCCAAAATTATTAATCCAATTGACGTAATTGCCAAGTTCATAAACAGGGCTGGCGCTAGTTTCGCTATCCACCGTTGTTAGCAAAATGCCACCACCAGAGATAGTTGCCTCAATACCAATCTTTAGCGCCTGCTTTGTCCTGATCGGATCAGTCATCGGCATCAATGCCGTTTCAATAAGACTTGGCACAGTGCTTACAGAATCGGAATACAGATACAACAAGTCTGTTCCGGTCGTGCCGTACAAATTGATCTTGCCGCCTGTTTGGATGGACGTAATCAACTTGGTTGCTGTGTTCTGATTGGTAAAAAACCATTTCTTATCAAAAAACACCGCTTGAACATACCGATAAGTACCGTTGTCGTTGTACCGGATGTTAAACGCCGCGCACAGAATGTTATTCAGCAGCACCTGACCTGCCGTAATAATGGCAGTTGTAAAGTCAATGTTCGGGAATACACCGTCTAGCGGGTCTGAAATCTTGGATGTGGTCGAGCCAACCAAAGCGTACATCCCGTACTCATTCATAAATAATACTGAACGAAAATACGGGAACAGACCGTAAGGCAAGCGCGTACCTACTGACGCACTGACGTTTGTGTTGGTAAAAATCGTTGTGCCAACATTGGTCACCCTGACATCAGAGAAGACGTTAATGCTGTCCTCACCAAAGATGTACAAAAAGTTATTGGCTGACAACAGTTGCACGATATTACTGTGCAGTGTCGAATCAGTCAGAGTAAGTGCGCCAGCAGAAACGCTTGTAAAGTCGCTGTAGCTACCAGCAGCAGAATAACTAACCGTTCTTCCCTGACTAACCCAAGTTCTGCCCGAAAAGGTTTGGATGCCTGAGATGGGGTCGGTGAGGATGACTGCTTTGGCTGTCGCATTGCTGCCTCCCCCGCCCGTAATGGTTACGGTGATGTTTGAGTTGTTGGTGTAGTTCGTGCCAGGATTGGTCATCACCACACGGGTAATTTGACCACCTGCCAACACTGCCGTACCTGCTGCGTTTGTACCGCCACCACCTGAAATCGTGACTACCGTGTTAGCTGCGTTGGTGTAGCCTGAACCACCGTTTGTAATCAGCACCGACACCGTGCCTTTTTTAAACGTAGACAAACTAGCAATTGCTGTCGCGTTTGTGCCACCACCACCGGAGATTGTGACCGTAGGCGGCGAGGTGTAACCTGATCCGGCTTCTGTCAGGGTAATCGCTGTTACCACATTCGCCAACACCGAGGCTTGTGCTTCTGCTTGTATCCCGCCTGTTTCATTCGGGGCGCTAATGACTACCGCAGGCACGTTGGCATAATTGCTGCCGCCATTGGTAATAACTACTGATCCAACTGATCCAATAGATACAAGATTAGTGCCATCCCAAGTGTAGACACCATTGTTTGGATCGCCGATAAGTATGCGTTCGCTTTTCCACTGTGTGACGTTAATACCGCCATTAGAAAACGTACCAGTAGTTGCGACATTTCCTTTACTGTAACCAATGACGTTGACATATTCTGCCCTTCCGTCCGCACAAAAACCTAGCGCAAGATCATCATTGTTGATGTTGCAAGATGCTAAAGTAGTTACTGTATTGGCAAACGTGACGTTCGCAGTGGTGTACGTTGGAACAATCTTGAGGTTGGCGTAACCGATAGGCATGGCATTTTCTAGCCACGCAAACTCATCCTTATCAATAGCCGTGCGGTTAGCTTTGGTATTGATACCTTTGAAGTTCTTGACTACTTCGTAGCTTTTCTTTTGCTCTGTCGCAGCCATAGTTAGAACGGAGTGCTATAGGGGTCAGGCATTCGCCTTGTGAACGTGGTGTTGAGTACAGAGCGAACCTTGCTGACATATTGCTGATAGAAAATTTCAGATTCGCCATAAGACTGTTCTTTAAACTTCGCCGTATACGATGCGTAGTACGCAACAGGTGTTGTATACGGATCAATAATGGTATCGACCTCTGCGCCATTCACTAAGGGCAAAGGCAAAATGGTCGTGTCTACCTCAATGGTGTAGACCTGATCAGGTACTGGCGAAATGTAAATCTGGTTTTGACCAAATACCGAAAACGCTACTGGACGCCCGATGTAGTTCTGCCAATACCGCAACTGTGCGTTGAACTGTGTCCAAGACATATAGGACAGCGGGTAGCGGCTGTTCCCCCAAAACACATTAATGTTCAGAATGTCTAGCGTCTGACCAGCTTCCGGCAAACTGCCATAAGGAATGATCTCAACATTGCCGACATACTGAAGCTGTGCTGTGCCATTCGCAAAAGGCGTTGATGGCGGGAAGTTCGTATAAGAATCTGGATACGGCGGCGGGTCATCACCCGTTATACCAGCCGTAGTAACGACATAGGTAAAGATGTTTGAGAAAACCAAGTCATTCAGATTGACCGCCGTATTCGCAGCCCACGCTACCGGATTACCGGAATAGCCTACGGGTGCTATTGGTGTTTGAGCAACTTGTAGTTTTCTTAAACAGCCGGTATCTCTGGCAACACGCTCCCGCGCTCCGTTGATGTAATCAGTCAGTTCGGAGTCGGAATAGAAATTCCCGTTTGCATCGTGCAACAGCCTACGGACTTCCGTGATATAGCTGTTAAGAGTTGCCATTTAAGACCCATATCTAAGCGGCTTTAACGACTGTTCTCCCCCGATGTGCTTTAGGCACAAGGGGGGTTACTGAGTCATCGCCAGGGGATAAAAAGCGATTCTGTTCCGGCTTGTCTTGGGTTATCTCAAACTTTGCCAACCTGACCAAACCTTCTTCGATCTCATTGGTTGATTTGCATAACCCAAGCATCACCATCGCAGGAAGTTTATTTTCCTGCTCATAACCAAATACATGACGCGCCATCTCCACGCTGATCTCAACTGATTCGTTTACAGGAAACTTATAGTCTTTAAAAGCGTAGGTTTGGATCAGAGCCTTTTCGCCCCGATTCGTCACATAGATAGTTGTCATAGCGTAATAATGTCACCGTAAACAGTAATGTCGCAAGTGCCGCCGCTAACCGCTGTGTTCACTTTTACATACATTGAACCAGCAGAATAAACCGTCGTAGCAGTACCAGTTGCCAAGGTAACATCCTGGTACTTATCTGTGCCACTGACGGAGGACAAAACAGTTGCATTGCTAACAGCGTTAGACGCATTGCCATCGTTAGATGTCAAGATCGTCACGTTAGCCGCAGCAATGCTCTGATTTGCATTAGCGACAACAATCCTGCGAACAATGTACTCGCTGCCACCCACGACAGGAATTTGAGCAACTGCGTTTCCGGTAGCAGCGACGCTAACGCCAACTGCCTTACCGAAAGCAAAGTTACCAAACCCGTCTGGATAGAGCGAACCTACATGGTTTGCGTTCATGTTGTTGGCTCCTTATGCGTAGGTGCTGCCTACATCCTCGCCACCATTAACGGTGTAGAGGGTAATGGTCGGCGTACCTGACAGCACGTTTGCACGGACGTTAGTACCGTCAGCAATGAACAGACCACCAGTATTGTTAGCAACAACAACAGCCCAAGTAGCGTTGCTGATGTTGCCCGACGTATTGGTGTTCAGTTCAATCGTGACGTTTGCCGTTGGCGCAATGTAATAAGTGCCAGCATCAAGAACAACAGTTGCGTTACCGGCAGAATAAGGCTGGAAGTACGAACCGTCACCGCCAGTTGCCGAGTTAGCAAGTAGAATTTTATTTAAGCCAAGTGCCATGACTATTTCTCCTTTACAGTGTTAGAGAGTTATAGCCCGTGACCTTGGTCATCGACTTAGGCTTCGTATTGACCAATTCAGCAATCGTCAGCACTGCGCCAACGTAGCCAATCTGCCAGTTCGGAAGGGTCGATTCAAAGCCCGTGAACACGAACGAACCCTGCTCATGAATATAGAGCGACAGGTAGTTGCTGTTCAGGAAGTAAACAGTACCTTCAGGGCAATAAGGATCAGGATAAATTGGCACACCAGCGACCATCAAAGCGCGGAAAGCTGCTTGTGGGCCATTGGCGTCACCATCAAAGCCGTTACCTGGGGTGATCATGTACTGCTCTTGACCGACAAAGTCTTGAGCCAACAGAGTCCAAGTACCGAAACCGCAAACACCAAACGACGGTACTTCAGCACCGTTCTTCACGGTTCCGCTAATGTACTGAAGGATGTTTTGACGGGTTGGATTGACCGAACCAGCGGCATACTCTTTCGACTGCCACCAAGTGTAGGCCGAACGGCTAATGTTGCCGTAAGTACCCGATGACGAAACAGCAGCCGGTAGGCCGGTGAACTGTTGGGTGTTCGTCGTGTTGTTGTACAAGGCAGTTGCCATTGCATCCATCATCACGTTAGTCGCGTCATTCATACGCGCTTCGATCAGAGGAATGATAGCTGCGTCTTGCTGAACTGCACCTTCCATACCGAGGAACGGTACTGGGGCAATCATCAGCTTCAGGTTGAATTCAGCGTTGTAAGCACCCTGCTGAACAGACGGTTGAGCGAACGAGCCGCTGTAGTCTGACCACTGAGCGTTTACGAACTGTGAACCCTGGACAGGAACAGTTACAGAGGAAACACCGCCGGAAGCCTGTTGCGAGTTAGCAATCAGAGCCGCCATCAGCGGTGTCGAGTTATAGAGTTGTACGACCAGCTTCGGGATAAACGCCCTACGGGTAACGTAAGTTAGTTCCGTAAATTGCGTACTACCCGTTGCCGGAAGAATACCGCCACCAATAGGCATAGTTTATCTCCGAGTCAAAAATCCCCTTGTTTACAGGCCAATGGGTCGCGGGTTTTTCCGCAACTCATTGAGTGCTTTTGCTGCTTCATCCCGTGCGCCAGCAACAGGGTTCTTCCAGTATTTCGACAGGTCGAACTTGTTGATAGTTGACGGGTTGTAACCAGTTGGCGTCGGTGCGGCAGATTGCTGCATCCAGCGCCAGTATTCTGCTGCTGCTTCGTGGTTAGTAATGCCTTTTTCCAACATCACCTTCTCCACTTCTTCAATATCTTCGTCGTTGTCAATCAGACCTTTGGACTTCAACTTGCTACGACGCTTGTTGAGTTCATCCATCGCATCGCGCTCACGCAGCTTTGCTTCCAATTGATTTACACGGTCATACGCTTTATCTACCGCATTGCGCGTGTAGTCTTCAATTTCCAGTTCGGGAATCGGCATCTCCGGCTTAACCTTCCGTACTTGACGCAGAAAGTCTTTGCGGGTTTCAGGATTCTCGGACAGTTGTTTTGCAAGCAAAGCCAGTTCGTCACGGGCTTCTGGTGTTAGGTCTTCTAATGACATGACTATCCCCTTAATAAATTAGATAACGCGCTTACCGTCACCAGGCTTCTGAACTTGCATCTTGTTCTTGCTGCCTGCTGCGCCAGCGTTCTTCAGACCGCCAAACTCCGAGTAACGTGGAGTATTAACGATTTGACCATTCTGCTGGTTGTTGTCGGTAGGTTTACGAGGTGCAGAAGCACCGCGAGGCTTGAATAAATCCATGATTTCTCCTTACATTGGTTGAGGGGTTGCGCCTGGCATCTGCATACCAGGTATTGCTGGCGCTGCTGCCAAAGCTTTACCTTCCGGCGTTGCGCCACCCGCCTGCGGAAGTGTTTGTAGCATCTGAAGAATCTCAGACTGCTTCAATTCGTCAACGGATTCTTTCTTGCCGCCGATGACACCAGTTAAGGTGCGTAGCGCAGACAAGACTTTAACGCCTTCAGGTGAACTGCTACCCAACGCAGGCAGTGCTTGTTGAATTAAGTCCATCGCCAAGCCTAAGTTGACCATTGCGCCTTCACGATTACCCATTTTGGGTTCAGGTGTGGACATTGGGGCAGACATTGGCGGGGTTTGATCTGTTGCAGACGCTTCAGAGGCCAAAGGAGAAGGCTGTTCAGCCCCACGCTGGCTACGCATCATTTGCATCAGTTGATCCGGTGGTACGCTCATAAATACCCCAATTAATTTTGGCGATAGAAGTAAGCTTTTTGATAGCTTTTGTCAAGTAGGGGCGTATATTTAAACTCCCCGCCCCCGCAGGGAAATCACTAAGGATTACTTGCGGCCTTTACGACCTTTGCGACCTTTGCGTGCCATAGTAGCCTCCACAAAATGCGGCCAACTTAACAGGGGAAGTCAGCCAGACCCCATTCCTTACTAGGAATTACCGACGAGTCTTGCGACCGCGCTTCATTTTCTTGTACATCGTCATCTCCTGACAGGTTTATCCCCTTACTGTACGTCCGTAAGTCCGTGTGGACGGGCTACGGTCAAAACTCCTTACGCCTTGCACCCGATACTGCAAATTAGGCTGGCGGGGCGAATCTTGCATCGGAGCCGTTGTGCCTGCTCTCGGTTGGTCAGCCTTTGGTGAAATTGCATCTTGTGCCATTATTCCCCCACTGCTTTTAGGTCAGGTTTACTTTGTTGCGTTTGCTGTTGCGGCTGCTGCGCCTGCTTTGCTTCCATTATCTTCAGCTTTTCCTTCAGCAACTGCTTCATCGGCGGTTCAAGCAAATCTATCAAAGATTCCTTGTCGATAGCGCCAGCCTTAAACATATTGAAGGCAAGCTGTCGCAGGTCTTCCGTAAAGATTGGGCTGTTGGAATGCGCGTCTACCTTCACCACATAGTTGTTTGTAAACTGTTCTGCTATAAATGACAACCCTTCAGCGTCTTTCAGCTTGCTGTCATCGTAGGCTTGAATCAGTTTTAGGAACAGTGTGGCTACTTTTTCCAGACTATCTTCAATAATGAGCGCACGTTTTTTCGCTCTTGAGGAACCAAGTCGGGCGAGTTGGGAGGCGTGACCTTGGCTTCTGACGCCGGTTTCTCCTCTGCCTGAGAGTACGCTTGTAATACCTGACGCTTCCGCGAACATCTGATCCACTTCACGGATCACCTCGAACAAGTCACCTGGCATTTGCGGAGCCATCTTCTCAACTTTGGCGTTAGGCATATCGGTTGCCAGCAAGCCGCCTGCCCGATTCAACGCAAAGTTCTTTTCATCCAAGATGCCGGTAAAGCCAATCAATGCCGTAGGCGGCGCAACTTGCTTAGACAGCAAGTCCAAAATCTCCGTCATGCGCTTGTTCCGCAACGACTGCAAGAACACCAGACGTTGCACCTCGCTCTGACCCCAGTAGTAGTCGTACATTGGGTTAGGGCAAAGTTGGACAAACGGCAGTTCGCCCTTCAGGAAGACTTGCTCACCTGGTCGGTCATAGATGATGACGTCCGGTTCGGCAATTGTGACCACTTGGTAATCCAGCGTGTCATCGTTCCAGACCCACAGTTCCGTCATCTCTACCGTATCTTCAGCCACCCGCGCCTTGTAGCGGTTCATGCCGGACAGATCTAGGTTGACTGTACCTGTCATGGTCGGGTTGGTCTGCGACATGATGATGCGGTCAATGCCATCAGGGATGTCGAGTTGCTGCGGCTGGTAGGAAGACGTTACCCGTTTAACAATCTCATCGCGCTTGGGATGCGAGTACAGACGAGCGTAGAGTTCCGACTTGGTAATGTAGTAGGTCTGCGCTATCGCTTCTTGGCGGTCTGTGTAGGGAACATCCTCACGCAATACGCCAATACAAGACGGTTCCACCATGTAGGGGTGAACGCCATTGTTGACGATTAGCTTGACGTAGGTTGTGCCAAAGCACAGCGCCCAGGTTAGGGCAGTAGAGAACACCTGATCACAGTTGCTGTTTAACCATTCATCGTTTAGCTTGTTCGTCAGAACGGGAATCTTGCGGTGTTCTTGAGGACTAACTTCAGCGCCGAGGTTGATGGTAAAGCGTGTCGTTTCTGCGGAGTACAGGAACGAGGTCAACTGGTCGATATGCGGAAAAATCTTATTAAAAAGCGCCGGTGATTCTTCCGGCGCTGCGCCAAACAAATAGTAGGATCGAAGTGCGGAGTAATCAGCCTTGCGTTCCTCCCGTGACACAAAGCACTTCTGGATTAAGTCCAGATAGAACTCCTCACGATGCAGTGGGTTGCTAGGTATCCGCATTTGGATTTATTTGCAGGTTGTCATGGTCGGCTATATAACTCGCAGTCTTAGGTGCTGTCAAGTTACCAAGGTCTTTAGGGTTTACGCCCACAGGTTCACCGTTAATAGAACGATAACCATTGCCCTTCACCAAGCTGTCCAGATTCCAGCGAGTGCCGGACGTATTGCCCCACATCACAGCGTCACCAGGGCGCTGCTCTCTTGGCGCTTCCGGTGGCGTCTTGTTGTTGCGCGTTAGGTAACCCGATTGGCTTTCGCCCTCGCGCACAGACTTGATATCCGTCATGTCAAAGTCCATTGCCAACTGACTCAAGGTCTTGTCGTTGTGTTTAGTCTTATCAGACTTTAAACCAACCGGCTGAAGATGCACAATAGACACTTCTTCATCGCAGTTCTTCATCGGACACTTAGCATCAAACGACTCAAAGTAGCCGTGTGTCTGACAATGATAATCACGCAATATCGCCATAATCATATCCCCTTCAATTTATCATCAAGTGAATAACCAGAATAATCAAGACGGTTCTTTATACCAATATCCAGTTTGATCTCGCCATCTTTCAACGTTAGTCCATAGCCTCTGACCATCCGCATCTTGGGTTCTTTGCGCCATTCGATCCATTTCTTGCCGTAGCGCTCCATGACCGCCACCTCGCCATTACGCCAGGCGTCATACCCTCTGGACACCCTGCGCTGAATCAGTTCAGTCATCGGATACTTTTCATTGATGAAGACGTTGTAGAGCGTTTTGCGGTCAACACCGCATAGTTCAGAAAACAACTCCAGCGGAATACCGCGCCTCTCATCAGCCACAAACGCTTTGATAATTCTTAACAATTCCTTTTTAGGAATAATGTCGATCACGCATTGCCTCCATAAATACCAATTCTTTTCAAGTAATCAGATACGTTCCTGCCCACCGCCACCTGCTCCGGCGTCATGTCATCTGTCTTTCTGCTCATCTCGCGGGTGATCTTCATGTTGATCAACTTAGGCTGTACCTGCTCGGCAAATGCCGCGCAAGCCAAAGCCGCCGCCATCACACGATCATCCTTGTTCCTGCCTGTTGCTTCAATGCTTGAACCATCACGCACAATGGTCTTCATCTCATCAATCAACTCAGTTGAATAGATCGCCATCATGTTGCGCTCAAAGTAATCTTTCATGTACGACAGCATTCGCTCTTTCGTCTGTGATGTCGTAATCCAGCCGATGCTGTTACTGATGCCGCCTAACGTATCGTTACGCCGCCAGATGTAATTACTCATGCTGCCAAGCACATTCATCAAGTCATAGCCTTGTTGACCTGTTAGTGTCGCAGCCTGTCGCTTTAAGTTTCGCAGTTCATTGATGACCGCCTGACCAGGACCATTGACCTCAAGGTTAAGTGTCGAGTTCTTGTAAGCGCCAGCAAGGTGGGCAATCACCCACGCGAACTGATAGGTGTTCATCTCCGGTGTCGCAAACTCTGCAACCTGCTCCATACCGTCAGCGTAGCAACGGAAGACTTGTATGCAAAAACGATCAGCCCAATCAGAACTGCCATAAGCAGGGTCTGCACCAATAACGTAATAAGCCGTATCAACTGGTTCCTCCCATATCTTTAGGGTTGCCAAGCGCTCAGTAGACTTCACCACTTCTGTATCCAAGAAGTTCGCGCCCATGCTGTAACGGTAGTAGTCGCAACCAATCTTCTTGGCTATCTTCATCATGTCTGTACAACGGGCGTTCGAGAAGAACGACGTACCCGTCATGATGAATGCGTAGTCTTCTGTTGGCGGGAATTCCTGATACATCAACGCATCATCCTTGATGCCCTCATGCAGCTTCCAACGCCACCAAGCCATTTGCCGACTGTTGATCTCTACGTCGTAGAGTTTCTTAATGTCGCGTGTCCATTCTTTTTCTTCTGGTGTTAGCTTGCCATCCCAATAGACTTTGTAAATCTGTGAGGCAGCATCAACAGAATAGAACTGGTTACGCCACCAGCCACAGAAAATGGCTCTTTGTGTCTTAGCGCGTTTCGCGGTGACGTACATATCGTGGAACATATTAAAGCCACGCGCAGTGGACTCGAAGATGTACAGACGATTCGGGTTGGTTTCAGCAAGTGAGGCTAATAGGGACGCTAGTCCTTCTTCATCGCCCCAGGACGAAGTTTCAGTTCCGTGTAGAAATGTAATGGCCTTACCGCGACCAAGTGAACCTTTTGCTCTAAGCCCCGCGACTTGATAAAAGAGGCGGCTTCTATTCTTGAGTTGAAGCTGATTCCGGTTGTGGGCAAGAAGCGGGATACGCCACTCTTTAGGTAAACCTTCCATGTACATGGCAAGGGTTGACCGGAACATATCTCGGTTTTCTTCTGTGTCTGTGGTGAGTGTGCCTTGAAGTCCATTGTGTATAAAGTGCCAGTAAAGGTCTAAAGCCAAAGAGATTGTCGTGATGCCAAGCTGCCGCCCCTTTAGGATCACAAAGAAGTGGATGTCTTCAGCAAGTCCTCTGTTGATCTCATCCATCACATAGGTTTGTGTGCCTAGCAGCACATCCATCTTCTTCAAGCCTTGCTCTTTGGTTTCAATCTTTAGCTGTGAGCAAAACTTGTAAAACTGCGAGAGATTAAATTTCATGCCATTAGCATTTCATATTTATAGTGGTCAGCAAACAATGCAAACACAGCGTCTTCACCCAAGAAGTTTGCCATCTGCTCCTTGGTTAGCTTCCACAACACTTTGTCATTATCAAGAAGTTGCCTGAATCTTGCGTGATGACCAAACACCTTGGTCAAGTCCATACCCTCATGGGGTGGCCCCAAGTGTTCAAAAGAAAAGTATTTAGAGAGTTCATCAGGGCAGAACTGGATACCCACGTTCTCTAACGCAGGCCGCATAAAGCAGCAGACCTGGACATCCTCATTCATCAACATCGGATCAGGCATTTGGTTACGCATGATGCCGTACTTAGAAGGCGCTTCTAGCATGGCCTTACTCCGCAGGCTAAAGCCGCCGTTCTGTACCACTCTGATATCTGACTCGCCCCACCAGGTGTACATGATCTTGTACTGACCATAAGATGTTAGTGCAGCGTGTGTCAGCCCACCCACATAGTCATAGGTCAGCCATTCATCTCGCCAGTTATCAGGATTCAACGCCCAACCGTCGTGTTGCACAATCAAGGCATACGGCGTGTCAATGTAGTGGTGCAGCCCGTACAGCACAAACTCAGAATAAGCATGGTAGTCCAGCCCATGCGCCACCAACTTCTGCGGAACATCTGTCGCTACCGCCACATTGGTAATTAACAACTGCTTGCTGCCAGGCAGTGCTGCCGCAGTCTTCTTTAAAGCTGGCAGGGCTATCCGGCCTCGCCCATCGCCATAAATGGCAACGACCGTAATATCAGAATACTTATCGTTTGCCACCACGACGCTCCTTATCAAACTCGCTCAAGTTCCAGTTAGCAATGCGATACATTGCTTCTTTGTTCCTTGCTACCCGCAACAGTTCTCTTGCGATCTTGGGTTCGTAGACCTCATTCCAGGTCTTCACTAACTCCCGCCTTTCGGCTGGTGAATAAGCGTGTGACGCCCTTCTCATCTCATTTCTGAGAACCGTTCTGGATAGCAATAACTCCTCTCGGTACTTCTCCTCAGGCGTAGGCTGATCCATTCACCACCCTTTTAATTCTCGACAACTCTGACAGGCACTCAGCCAGCAGCTTTGCCGACCTGTCCTGCTGCCGACGTAACTCCATAATCAACTCAGCCTGATTCATCTGGTGTACAGCACCCCAGTAATCATCCTGCGCCATATCCACATAGTCCTCTCTCAGTTCCACTACCTTCATGTCACCCTCCATACCCTAATACCATCCCCTTCTTTCCTAGCTGAGAACTTGTACCCCAACTTCTTACTCGCCCGCCAGTTGGCGTTCAGCACAACCTGCATCCCTAACCCCACCACAAAAAAGCTGTCACCCACTTCCATATCTCCATGTGGATAACGGCTTTCCAACTTAGGCGGCATCACAACCCCTCTCTCAACCATAATCTCCATACCACCCTCACTATACATACCTAACCTCCCTATCACCACATAATCATCATAGGCGAAAAAAAAGCCCCTGACAACCAGGGGCGAACTCTCACCACGAGAGGGCTTCAGCGAAGAATCTACAGCATACCAAAAAAGTGAAAAAACTTTTGGGGGGAGCTGGTTGGGGGGCGCGCCATCCCACCCCCACCTCGACCAACGGACAATGTTGACAACCTGACAGTTACCAGACCAATAACAGGCCAGATCAGACCATAATCAATAGCATACGCATATTAAATACCTGGTATTGATAGCTTTACCCTACCCCGATAGGAAAATGACAATGCGAGAGGGCGTGTTGTCATACTGTCATCTTACTCTTTCCGCAACTAACTGACCATATTACATATAAGACAATTACTTACATACCATATATATATAGTAACTATATAATGTGCCTATCAGATATGCTTTCCTGATAGAAATATATCATTGCATATTAGGTTGAATAATCACGAATATAATCATATAATACGTTTCAGCAGCACTTGATTAATTCCTTAACGGAGATTCGACAATGAAACAATCAACCATTGCAATGCTTGTATTTCTAGCCTTCACTTTGTGGTCACTGGTTTTTACAGTACATGGTGAATTTCTATGCTCACTTGGTGCGCTGATTATCGCTTTCGTTAGCTGGTTAGTCGGCATCACGTTAGAACGCGAAGCTAAGTAATTACCATTAGTCAACATTAGATTGGAGATTCGACATGAAATTCACACTCAAGCGCAAGGAACTCAAAGCACTTTCACGGTTTGCAAGCAAGCAAGATATCCGTTTTTACTTGATGGGCGTTTGCGTCACTCAGGATCGGCGCGGAACTATCTTAGAAGCTACTAATGGTCATATGCTTGGAAGACTGTTAGTCAACGTCGAAAGCCATGAAACGCCGAAGCGCGTCATCATCAAGTCAAGCGACATTGAAAAGCTAAAAGGAACCAAGAAAACCGCCGATGATTGGTTGCATTTCACCGTCAACGGTCAAGAAATCCAAGTCATTGCGCCCGATTCGACAATGATGCTAACCGCTTTGGAAGGCACTTTTCCCGATTGTGATCGAGTAACGCCGAAAGTCTTAAAAGACGAAGACGCCAAGCCTGCTAACTTTAATCCTGAATACTTGGTTGCCTTTATGCAAGCTGCGGAAGACTTGACAGGCAAAAAGCAAACGCCGAGGATTTTCCATCAAGGCAAGAATCCGGCTTTAGTGGCTTTACCTGCCGTTGATGAGTTCGTTGGCGTTTTAATGCCAATGCGTGAAGATGCTTATGGCGGCACTTTGCCGCAATGGTTCCAAGCGGAAGCGGTCAAGTCAGAAGCTGAAACGGTCTAAAGCGTGACTGTATGCGTCTTTAGGGGCGCATATGGGCGTGTTTTAACGCCACTTCCTACACTTTCAGGAGATTCGACATGAACGACAAGACCTATAACGGATGGACTAATTACGCTACTTGGCGCGTCAATCTAGAAATGTTTGATGGTACGCATCCGACAATTGATTTCGGCTGCGACATTAATTCCGATGATGCAACATATGACTTAGCCAAATGCCTCCAAGAATACGCCGAAAACATCATCACAGATTACAAGTCAGAAACGAATCTTGCTCAAGATTACGCTCTGGCTTTCCTGAGTTACGTTAATTGGCGCGAAATAGCTCACTCTTTATTGATAAACCATTTCTCAGAAGAAAACTTACCTATTCCCGAAAAAGTGTGGGAGGCATAATGCAAACCTTACTCGAAATGCTAGGTGGCTTTGTAGCTTTCTTATTTCTTTGGGCATTCCTTTTCGTTTTACTATCCTTTTGATACAGGCCTTTTAAGACGTTTTTCTATCAAGGGTTGCCAGGATATCGACAACCCTATTTTTTCGGCTTACAAGCCGTTTTAAGGGGATTACATGAGCAAACAGCTACCAGATAAGATTTCTATTCATTGGCATTTTACTGACATTCAGGAAATTGACGATTCGCTAACGAATGACGAAGCCCGTCAAATTCTGCAATTACTTGCCAAACACCACGATTGCAATAATGGCATTAACTGGGATGTTATCAGCGCAACAATCGATATTTTCCTAGTGGAACAAGGCCGTTATCCCGTAGTGAATTAAACGCGTTTTAAGGCGTTTTCATGGGCAAGTGATATCCTCGCTTGCCTTTTCTTTTTTATCGCCGCTATGAGGCTCTAATCGCTTCCTAGAGGCATTGTCATCAGGAGGTTGTCATGTCACCAGCTAAGAAACTCGCTTTAGTTAAAAATTCTCCCGCGCGCGCCCCCGCGCCTAAGCCTGAGTCATCAGAACCGCTAACCATTTTGGACAACAAATTTCGGTGGACTCCACCAG